AGATCATCTTTAAGTCTTTTGATGTCCTTGTTCTTTACATAGTTGATCAACAGCATCATCAAGAATAGGATGGCTATTGCAATGTTATAGATCACGTTGTTTCCTCGCTTTCTTACGCTTATTGCGTTCTATTTGATTGCGAGTACGACCATTAGTGCTAAGAGATGCATTGATCTTTCTTTTAACACGTTTACGGTCTTTAGCCTTTCTGTTTGGCATGTTTACTCCTATTGTTTAGGTATTATAAATCTAATTGAATAGACAACCATTGCGAATAATAATAATAAAGTAAGGTAATCAAACATAGATTCCATTGTTTACTCCTTTTGTTGAATATTAAGTAGTAAGGTATGTATTCTCACACTAACTATAAATAGCCTGCTTGAATCATCTCAGTTACCAACTAAGAAGTATGATTGGTTAGATCATAACATACCCCACAACTACGCTTATGTTTTTATACTGGTGTCTCCAGGTTAGTTAAATCTTTTAGGCACGCTTTTATGTTATCCTAGTTAAGCCAGATGCTTTTAAAGGACAACACGGTGTTTGGTAGGAGTTTATATAATATATAATAGTATAACTAAGTATATTGGGGGAAATATTGCTATCTCCCCCTCAGGGTTGTCTCTCCCATTAATGATATATTAAGCCACCTTGCGTAATACCTGTACTTCAGCTACAAATGTTCCACCACCATCCATCAATGTCTTCTGCATGTCTGGATCAGCGACTTCAATTGCATCTTTCTGTCCTTTAGGTACTATCATGGCAGCGTTAATCATGATCTCTTTACCAGTGTCAGGTCTGCACTTAGCTAGTATAGTACCAGCTAATTGCAAGCCATCTTCAGGATCAACTTCAGCTAGCATACCGACAGTCTGACCTATAATCAGTTTCTTCTGCATACCATCTAAGTGTTGACCTATACCATGCAAAGCACCTTCATCATACCAGTCGTCCTTTGCTTTCCGAGATCTGCTTATACGTGCACTCATGTTTAAGCCTCCTTGTTATTCAAAAAGTAATTAAATAATTCAAAATGAAAAATAACGTAATCACGATAGTGAAAATCCCACGATAGTGGGGTGGGTGTATATAAAACACCACACACCAAAATGCCTCAATTTTAAAACCTTTTTGTAAATCTAATATTTTTCATATATTCGCTACCGCAGATTCTACAGAATATCACCCTTTGAGTACCCCTGCAATGGTTCTGCTTCGAGGGTCAGACGTTGGGTTGTAGGTTATCGAAATAGTTAACTGAGTTCCCCGACACTGCAGAAAACTGCCAAGATATAAGTCTTGAGTAAGGGAGAAATAACTGGCTTTGGACAAAATTCTTGGTTAAAGATCAAAATGCTCAGGGGAAAAGTCTATCTAGTTATTGATTTTTATGCTTATCTTACAGTATGAAGATATATACCCTTACAATAGGTATTGATGAGGAGAATGAGCAAGTAGAGTTCATACAAGAAGAGCAATATGAGACCGAACCTGTTATTGAGGTACCTGATCCACCCATTCATGAAGAAGAAGAATCTGATAACTGGATGGAAAGGATGATGAGAGGTAGTCTTAACATCATTGGACATGCTTGATCACTACGCCCCCTGGCGGGGGCTATATGATGAGACATTATAAAGTAAATAAAATAGATCACACAGTATTTGAATCCATGGATGAAGTCCCATCAAAAGTGGATATAAAACCCAATTGGCGTAAAGCAAAGGTTGGTGATTGGGTAAAGGCTGATGACGGATGCATAGTCCAGGTACTCAGACGAGGGGACATGATAAAAGACAAGGGTAAGAATAGAGTGCGTAGTTACATAGGTACTTGTACGGGAACGTTTGTCTGCTTGGCACGAAACAAGATGGACACATCAAAGAGAAGGAATATTTACTCAATTGGTGGGGAATTATCTGCGGAAGAGAGGGTCACCTCCCGAACTACGCTCTCGAAAAGCGAGGTATTGTTTGTTCAGTACCTCTCCTCTGGACTCTCTGCACAGCACGCATATCTCAAGGCATTCCCCACCAATAACCCTTATTATGCAAACACCAAGTCTGCGAGTCTCATTAAAACAGAAAGGATCGTAAAAGCAATGAAGAGAGAATTAGAACCGATAGTAAAAGAATTAGGTATTAGCCCTAAGTATATCCTTGATAGGATAAAGGCAGAGGCTGATAATGGAGATAAGGCAGATGTGCGCCTAAAAGCACTGTTTAAACTTTCTGACATACTGGATCTAGAGGATAAATCCAGTACAAAGGTAACACAAGTAACCGGAGCGTTGTTTCAAGGGTTCTCAGAGGATCAACTTGAGGCAGTAGAACGTCCAAAGGAGATAGAAAATGGCTAATGGAGAAAAAACTCAAGTTAGACATTATGTAGAGCCTTCTGATAGTGCCAATGTTGTAGATTATCTTATAGACTTTTTTAATAGACCTGATATTCCAGAGTTATATTCAGAAAAAGTAGCAGGTATACCAGTAAGGGAAGATAAGAGTTTAGATGAAAGAAAAAGGACAGCTGAATATGAAAGAACGCTTAGTCCAGAAGGTGAAATTACTAAACAAGAAATTCTATTCCAGCCTAATGAAGATAGTGAAGGATATGGAAGATGGTGGTATACAAAAAAACAGATACCAGAATTAAGAAATAAGGTATCAGTTAAAAAAGATCCAAGAAATACAATATTACATGAAGCCTTTGGACATGCATTGATGGATGCTCTTTATGGATATCATAAAAAACCTCATTATACTAGAAATGAAGTATTTCCATATATGGTACAAACATATTCAGAACTTAAAAGATTAGAAGAACAAGGCGTTCCAAAGACAAATCGTTCTTATCAAAAAACTTTACATGCATTTGAAGCATTCAGAGAATTGTCAAAAAAACAATTGAAATTAGAGGATGATAGATGAGATATTACTGGGAGGCACTCTTTAGTGTGGAATACTTCCCCTACTGGGAGTTTTCAATGCTAATGATACTACTATTACAGTTAAGTATGTTGTATAGATTGCATAGAATAGAGAAAATTGTGGATAAGTTATAGTTTTTGCTTTGTAATTGCTATTATTTGTATAATAAGGTACAGTAAATGGCAAATATTAATACAAAAGTTGTATCAAAGGCCGAAGAACAGTTAGAATTAGCAAGAAGAGATCTTATAGCGTTCGGTAAATTGTTTCTTCCAGAGGATTTCATGCGTTCAGAGACCCCGTTCTTTCATTATGAGGTAACAGATGCTCTCATGGACAAGGAACATAGACAGTTGGCTGTCATTCTACCTAGAGGTCATGGCAAGACAGTATTAACTAAGTGCAATATCATGCATGACTTCTGTTTTGCTACCGATCCTCTGTTCTATGGCTGGGTTGCAGCATCATCAAAGATATCCGTACCTAATCTTGACTATATAAAGTATCATATAGAGTATAATGAAAAGGTACAGTATTATTTTGGAGATCTTAAGGGGAGAAAGTGGACTGAGGATGACATTGAACTATCGAATGGTTGTAAGCTTATATCTAAGTCTAACCTTTCAGGTATTCGTGGAGGTGCTAAGTTGCATAAAAGATACGATCTTATTGTTCTGGATGATTTTGAAGATGAGAATAACACCATCACTCCAGAATCGAGATCAAAAATATCTAATCTTGTCACAGCTGTGGTCTTTCCAGCTCTGGAACCTGCGGATGGCAGGCTTAGGATTAATGGAACACCTGTACATTTTGATTCTTTTATTCAAAACATACTTGTTGGACATGATAAAGCAAAGAAAGAAAGAGAAAAATTCAGTTGGAAGGTCATAACCTATAAGGCAATAATGGATGATGGTAGTCCTTTGTGGCCTAGTTGGTTTGGACATAAAGAGATGAAGCGTAAGAAGAAGTTCTATGCTGATTCAGGGCAGCCTCAGAAGTTCTATCAAGAATACATGATGGAGGTTCAGAGTGCAGACGATGCCATATTTACAAGAGAGCATATAAAGCATTGGGATGGGAGTTTTACCCATGATAATGAAACGGGTTTATCATTTATTACGCCTAATGGGCAGGATACTCAACCCTGTAATGTATTTTGTGGGGTTGACCCTGCCACCGATAGTGCAAGGCGTGATAGTGACTTCTCAGTTCTCATGGTAGTAGCGGTCACACCTGAGAATAATATTTATATACTTGATTATACTAGAAAAAGATCTATCCCTGTTGTATCTATACTGGGACAGGATAAGAAGGGTATAGTAGATTACATGTTTGATATTGCTAGAGCCTATCATCCATCATTGTTTACCATAGAAGACACCAGTATGAGTAAGCCCATATTCCAAGCACTCCAGTCAGAGATGCGTAGGAGAAATGATTTTAGTATTGGTTGGAAGGCTGAACTCCCTGGTAACAGAATGAGTAAGCGAGACCGGATACAGGAAGTATTAGCACAAAGATTTGCAGTAGGGCAGATACATTTAAAGAAAGAGATGTATGATCTACATAGAGAAATAATAACATTTGGGCCTCGCATGGCACATGATGATACTATTGACGCACTTGCCTATGCATGTAAGTATGCGCATCCACCCATGAACTCTAAGAAGAACAAGGATGGAGATTGGTATAAGCGTAAACCTAAAGTAAAGGATTGGGTGGTAGCGTAATGGGGGATACTAACAGTAAGGTATTTAGTGCAATGGAGTCTGTTGCTGCTGATAAAACATTTGTTGATCTATTTAAGATTCCAGAAGAAACAACAACAGAAACAAAGGAAGATGTAAAAACTTGGAAAAATTTTGAAAATGTATTAGGAGATGATTTTCCAGACGATAAAAGGATGGTATTGAAAAAGTTGTGGGTTGAGGGAGGACGACCGAATATAGAGATTATGGCTGGTCTAGCCAAAAAAACGGAAAAATCAGGAAGCAGTACTAAAACTAGTTGGATTCCACATAGAGCTCATTATTCACTTTCTGACGACGCTAAAGAAGGAGCTAGGGATACATTGAATGTAGGATTAGTAGATCCTGTAGATTCTTTTTTAGCAGAACTTGGTCATGCTTTCCAATTTCGTAGAAGGCCAGATGAAGATTTCGATGCCTGGGAAAAGCGTCGTACGGAATTATGGCGTCGAGTTAAAAAAGATGATAGACTTTTTGGCGATCCTGGTAAATATGGAACACGTGAATTGGTTGCAAGTGAAATACAAACAGATCCTGATGTAGAAGTATCAATGGAAATGAGAAAAATGTTTCCAGTATCTTTAGCTGAGGATTTTCCTAATTTGACATTCGGTGGGGAAAAAATCACTTCAGGGAATGTTGTTTATGACCCTGAAACTAGATTGGGAAGGGGAGGGGAAAAACCTACTGTGGAATTTGAAGCTCATAGTATAATTGAAGATTCTTTATGGCAAGATTATCAAAATAGATTTGGTGAGGAATGGGGTGAAAGAGG